GAAGTTTCAGAATAAAAAAGTTGGGAAACGGTGCTCCCGAGCCCCTACGGGCAGCTCGGGAGCCCACGTTTCCCCTTTACTTGAATAATAGGTCACATTAGACGAAAATGAACAATTTAGCACCATTTCATTCATTCCCGTTGAATTGTAGTCGATGTGGACTGCTAATTCATTCATGGAATTTACTAGTTGATCATATTAGGGTGCGAAAATACAGGGTTTTGTGCAATAACCATAAAAATGCCTCATACAAACACAAAAATCATAGTAACTCCCAATGCAATTCATGTTTACCAATTTTCTAAAGTAATTTTATATGGAACATCCAAAAAGAAAGCTATTAGAGCCAGAAGACAACGAAGCGATTCACAACCTCGTGATGATCTCCGCAATCGCTGGAGGTCTAAAAAACAAGTTGGCCTCATCTTGGAGTCAAACGCAGATCCCAAAGTATTTGAACCCAGAAGCAGTTTCAGGCCTTTATTCGCTACATTTACTTTTGCTGAAAACATTACCGATCTTACAAGAGCAAATAAAGAGTTTAAGCAATTTATCCAAAGAGCAAATTACGAACTTGGAAAGCTGTACAGAGAACTTACCACTACCCTCAAATATCTTGTAGTACCAGAGTTTCAAAAAAGAGGTGCAGTTCATTATCATGTAATATTTTTTGCTTTTCCGAAAATGGACGATACCAATAAGTTTTTAAGCAGGATATGGAAGCATGGATTTACATTTAATACAACAATTAGTAATGTTTCTCATCTTAAAAATTATGTAACGAAATATTTTACAAAGAATTATGCTGATCCACGGTTAAGAGGGAAGAAACACTATTTTTGTTCAAAAGGGGTTAAAAGACCTCAAGTTTACTACAACAGGCAAAATAATGAAGCGATTATAAGTCAATTAGATAAATCAGATGTAGAAAAACAATATATTAATGGTAACGAGGTTGTAATGTATACTTTACATCAACAAAATCCATTAATACCGTTTTTATACCACAGTGGATAACTTTCATTTGACATAGAAATATAAATTAAATACAATGGGAATAATTAGATACATTTATAACATAGTCTGTGAAAAATTAGCAGATTTATATGAAAAATATAAAAAATAGACTATGGGGATAATAAACGGTACGTCCACAATAGAAAATGCTAGTTCAACGATCTTAACATTACAAACAGATTTAGGTTTTACTAACGTTATATTATTGGTTGTAGCAGGTTTATTGTTTGTTCATTTGATTTACAATATTTATATAAGGAATTAAAATGAACCCAATAGTACTTATAACCATAATATTTGCTACTGGTGCTGTATTTGTTAGTATTATTTACCTTGGTAATTTAGTCGCAAAAACACCAAAAATATTCAATTATGGACGGAATAGAAGGTTTTTTAAATAGTTATTCAACACCACTTATATGGATTTTAAGTAGTGTTTTATTTTTTAGTTTTGTAATTGCTTTTGGCACAGTAGCAAAAGCAATATGGAAATATTTTAAACGTGGTGTTTATGATTACTAAAAGAAGTTATGTATATCTTGGCTCTTTGTTATTCGGTGCTGTTTTATTTTTTTTACCACACTGGTCATTAGCAGCAACAACAACAACCCCTGTAACCACCACAAACAAGATAGATTCAGACGGCAGTTTAGTAAATACAGTATTCCAAAATCAATTTAAGATTGGGGACGAAAGTGGCAGACTTTATAGGACAGTTTTAATTTCCACATTACCTCCAAGCTTAGGGACGATTACAGATGTACATTTATTTGTAAGAGCAGCAAATGAGTTCGGCACAGGTGGTTGTAGCTCATCATGGGACATATTACCCACAACACAAAATTTTATATCAACCGAAGTAACCTGGAATTCTTACTCAACAGGAAATAATTGGAGTAGTGCAGGAGGAGATTTTGGATCAGCATGGGCAACGCAGTCAGGAGCAGGTACATCAGCATGGACAGACATAGACCTTTCAGGAGCAGGACTAACTTGGGGCACAACGTATTATTATGCTTTTAAGCTCACAACTGAAAGTACAGGGCCAGTGTGCGCTCTAGAAGATGCTAGTAACGGGGGAGGCAGCGGTTTTATACCATATATTGAGATAACCTACACTGCAGGGCCACCACCTCCCCCTCCTCCGACACCTTCTATAGGATTTGATGGATTCGGACTATGGGGAGCGGTAGCGACATCTACACAAGCCTTAATCACAGAAACAGGTGTACCATTTTGGGAAATAGCTCTTGGGGTAATGTCAGCATTTTTTGTTTTATTTTTCTTGTTCGTTGGATTAAGCAGGTCGGCCAAACGATTACTAAGAAAAAATTAATCATTAAATTAAAAAAGGCTAAAATATATGTTACCGTTACCAGCCATTAGTGATGTTATTGCGTCAACCACCGCAGTAACGGTTGTAATGTTTCCTCAATACGCCCCAGTTATCTGGATCGTGCTTGGTGTATTCATTGCAACATTAGTAGTAGGTTTTGTAGTCGCAGTCTTCGGTCGTGGAGCAAAGCATGTTCTTCGCCGCAGAGGCCGATAAGTTTCTGGCATAATGACACATTGTGCCGTGAAATGGGTGCAGGTACTTGCACATAACGATTTAGCTCGCCTAAGAGTTCCGGCGTTGTGCATGTGTCCCGTAGAGCCACTGGGCTAGAGCTACTTCCCTGCCCCCATTTTTAATTTGTAGAAATTAATTAATAATAAATTTATGCAATCATCAAGGACACGCAGAGGCGTGTGGGTTTATTCAGGTAAAAGTGGAGCTGCCACAAGAAAGTGGCGGCCAAGAGGTTACCATAGTAAAGCAGGGCGATACCAAAATAGAAGGGGTCGAGGATACGAGACCACATTTTGGAGAGCATGGGGTATATAATTAAATAAATCACTATGCCAGTATTACCAACAGCAACAACTACATTAGCGGGAATGGGGGAATGGGCACAACCAGTCTTTAACAGTATGTTACCGTACGCATATTTTGCGGGAGGTATACTTTTAGGACTTGGACTCATATTATTTATAATATGGGGTGCAAGCACGATCTTTCACCACATTAAACATAACTAATTATGTTTCCATTACCAGCAGCCACCACCACGCTAGCAAATACACTACAGACATCACAGCCAGTTCTTAATACCTTTTTACCCTATGGGTACGCAGAGATTGGTATTATAATTGCTTCTTTAGCGATAGTCTTTATTATTTCGGTATTTGCAGGAATACCCGAAAAACTTAGGGTTATGTTCGCACACAGAGGTGTCAGAAAATATGATCTACCTGAACAACACACAGATTCTTCAGCCACAAGTGCGGCATTACAACAACATAAAAATTATCTAAAGGTTAGATCTGGCCGTGGTGTAAGTAGATACTCTTAATTATAAAATAATGCGTAGAAGAACAAAATCTTATAGGGCAAAAAAAAGACTTCTTTCTAGAAGATATGGAAGACGTGGAAGCGGCGGATGGTCTCCACTAGCACTTAATTATTTAGCGGGTTACAGGATTTAATATGCCTCTATTATCAACATTTATTGATGTTCCATCAAACTTTGCTACATCGACATTACAAATAGCTGGTGGATTGTTTTCAGATTTTCAAGTCCCTATTTATTTGTTTCTCGGAGTAATACTCTTTGGAGTATTAGTAGCATTTCTTATTGGGGCTTTTAGACACCACTAGTTACATGAAAAATTTAATTAAATTTTTTGGGCTGTCTATTTTTGTAATGGGGGTATTTTTGTACGCCCCTAAGGCTTTAGCGGATAACGATCCGCCAACTTTTAATTTCTACCGTAGCCCAAATGCTTCATCTACAGGTTTTTCAAATATACCGACATTAAACAATCCAATATCTTTTCATGTAGAGGATACTTTTATGCCCATAATGGCCTATACGCCATTAGTGGCAGCAACGACTACATGGGATTGTTATACTTTAGGTGCAACCTATAACGATACTTTTGATATTAGTGGAACTAATAACACTTATTGGTTTAATACGGGTCAATCAGGGCATTTTTTAGATAACTTATCCCACACTCCCTATACAGGTGAAGATTTTACAATAAATCTGCCAGAGGGTTATTATTGGCAAATACAATTCACTCTTGCAACACACTATGATCCATCTGCTACTCCAGCAGGGCAAGAATGTGTAAATTATGATCCGATAGGAAACCCTTTCACACAGATTTATACAATAATGCAGGGGTGGAATAATATTACGGGTGCGGGAATTTACCATATTGGTACAAGCGGATCTAGTGGGGGTATATCAGGAGCTGATAGTAATAATCCCATAGTGTGGCAAGAGCCACCATTTACACAGAATTTACAAACACCAGATTTTACAAATTGGTGGAATTGTGTATATCAAGATACTGGAGGATCAGGATCGACTAGATTTTATTTTTTAGCGGTTGCTTATGGTACTAGTACCTTAAGCACATATCAAGATGTAACAACATTTACGAATGGGACTAGTACGGAGGTAGGCTATTTACCAATAAATAGTCTACCGTTACACGAATGTCCCATTACTACAAAGACAAATGCCTTGTCGCCTGGTAACTATCAGGCGCAAGCAGGATTGTATTTGTATTCTAGTTTTACCCATACAACAACTTTTGTAGCTTCGTCTACAATATTGAGTTTTACAGTCACTAGCGGTGCACCCGTTAGTGTTCCAGGTCAAGAAGTCACGCAAGATATTGCGTGTAGCTTTGTTATTTCCGATACTGGAATAAATACTATAGATAACGTAGTTAATGGTGTTGTAAATGGGACGTGTAAGGTTTTAACTTGGTTGATTGTACCAAAACAATCAGATTTTACGCAGTTCTCTTCTACTTGGGACGGTATAAAAAATAAACCACCTTTTGGGTGGTTTACCGTCACAAGTAACAGTTTAGGGGGTTTTTCAACCTCTACACCAGCTACCTCTACGCCAGCTAGTTTAAATATTATTTCTAATTTTACTAGGCCTGTAGATTATGGGTTAGCGTTTTTAGTATTTCTAAGTTTTGGTTTTTTTATCTTTCATAGATTTAGGAAATTTAATTTTCACCAATGATAAGTACAGTAATATTATATATACTATACGCTTTAGTTTATATCTTAACAGCACCGTTTAGATTGTTTAGTGATGTGTCAACGCAAGGCTGGTTATCACAAACAATTACTACAGCGAATGGCTATATAGGCATAGGATACCAATGGTTACCAAATATGTTAAATGCTTTGCTTTTAACATGGGGTATTTATATAACTATTGAAGTAGCTATATTTTTATATAAAGGAATCATGTGGGTATTAAAGAAAATTCCTTTTATAAACTAACCTGTGGATAAAGTGAGTTTGACAGATTAATTAATTAGTGCAAATATATTTCCATATGTCATTTTTTCGGCGACACACCGAACCAGAAAAACAAGAAATTGAAACTCCAGAAGAGTTTGATTTTCCTTTTCATGTTTTATGGGAGGATCAGGTAGATTCACCATTCCCTATTTTGCCGATAGTGCAAATAGGCTTATTAGTAATTATACTCATTGTAATTATTGTTAAGTGATGATACCGCAACCATGTCCGATTTGTAATAAATTAAAGTATTTAATACGTTATCACATAACGTATTCTCCAGAAAGAATAATTTATGCTTGTCAGGATTGTAATGAATTAGAGTGGAAAATGAGAAATAATATGTTAAGTTTTCATCCGATAATAAAATATCGGATAAGAAAACTTTACAAAGAACAGGGTTTTAGACCAATTTCTATGATTAAGATGATATTCAAAACAATCATAGTATTAACACTTATCGTGATAATACTTGCAGTGATAATAGCCAATACCTATTTATGATTTATGCTTTAATAATATTTAATTTTGTTTCAACAATATGTCTGATAATCATAACAATAATAAGCATGACCCAGAACAAGGTTTGGAAAGAGCAGCAGAGGAAGAATACAACCCCATTGTACCGAGACCATCTGCCGATCAAATCACAAGTCAATCAGAGAAGAATTTAGAAGAAGCTTTTGGGAATTTGTTTAAAAATTCTGTTTCAGGTACAGGAGAAGAAGAATTATTAAGGATAGCGTCTCGCTATTCCTTACAGATGACCGCAAAACAGATAAAATGTTTACTTTTTCTTGAGCATAAAGCAAAGATGTTTGAAGAATTGTATTTTTCGGCAAAAAAACAGAATGATAATAAATGGATTAAGTATAAGTTTACAGCAGAATATCTTAGAGCGTTTGTAGCCAAGTGGCTACAACTTAAAGAGCATAATAATTCTGATGTATTTGTTATGAGAGCACTTGATTCTGTAGCTTTAAGAAAGTATATTAATGAGAATTCGATGAAAATTAATATAGAAAAGTAATGTTAGTAGGAGCACAAGGAAGACAAGGAGCAGGAAAGACTAGGTTTATAACCATTTTAGGAATTTTGTTGAAAACAAAATCTAAAATGAAGTTATACGCTAATTATAAGTTATTCGGGGTTGAATACATTTATGTAAATTCTCTTAAAGAACTAAAACAGATACAATCTGGAATAGTTCTTCTAGACGAAATGTGGTTATCAGTAGATTCAAGACGTTCAATGGGTAATGTAGATTTTACAGGTTTAATTGCACAATTAAGAAAAAAGAATATAATTGCTATATTTACTACACAGCAAATTAGCAAATTAGATGTAAGAGTTAGAGACGCAACAGATTATTTATTTCACTGTGATAAAGATAATTCTTTGATAGTCGTAGACTATCAATATGGAATTATAATAAGGAAATATTTTATGAATGATCCAAGTTTTTTTAATCAATTTTATGATACATACCAAAGTATGGAATCAATGAAAGCTTAATAATTAATTGGACGACTGAAATTGTTCGTTCTAAACTCGGACAAAACCTTGCCCGATTGGGAAGCATGACAAATGCTTTAAAGTAGGACAAAACCGAGCTCAAAGGTGGTGATATCCATGGAAAAGGGAGAAAAAAAATTATTGGCAGTATTACCAGCAGAATACACGGTCAATGAAGTAAAGTACGAAGGCGTAAATGTTTTTATACTAAATGACCGCAACGAAGTTGCGAGATATTTTGTACAAGAAAAAAACATAGAAGACGTAGGACTTTCAGATGTCAAAGTTGACAAATTCACAGATTTTTATTCTATTAAAACCTATCTAGAAGAAGGTTTTAATAAAAAACTTAAACTTACCAAAGTT